GGTAACACCTCCTTAAGCTGAATGTTTCCCAACTGAAGAGGCAACCTCGTATCCACCCGCTCTAACCGTATGGAACCACCCCTTCCCCCATCCCTCGTATCCCGGATGTACTCGGCTACCGTACCCATCCAAGGGTACACATAACTCACCATGAACGAGCCCATCACAACCGAGACGAACTCATCCCGACTCAAATCAACTGGAATCTTGGCCATCTTCCACACATCGAGAAGATACTCGTACCGATACCCCATATCAAGCCTTCTGCGTCGTTCCCGAGCATCAAATCCCTTAAGTCTCTTCTTCCGATTCTTCCACGCCTTCTTGGCTACAACTCCTCGATCCATCCCCTTAACCAGCTTGTTTAGCTTGTCTTGTTCGTCGGGTCGAAGGGGTTTGTTGGAGAAGTACGCCTTACGAAAGAGGTAGTCCGCGTAGGACGTGATTGGAGGCGCCTGTATGTCACACCCGGTAGGGTGGGTGGGGGTCGGCTCTAGACAAGCCTCTAAGAGCTTCCTGTTGAGTTCTAGGACCATTGGACAAACATCTGCTCCCTCTAGCGAGGGGTAGTCCGCCCCCACTTCGTGGGTACCGTTACAGATCGTGCAGTACCTCTTTTCCAGATAGTTCTCCTGCATACTTGCTCGTAACCTCTTGAGTTCATTAGTAACCCGTTAGGGCGATTGTAGATGTTTTGTGCCCCCTTGTCAAGATACTCAGGGAATTACGGAAGGAAATCGTTAAGTTCGTAATTGGGATTTTTACCGGGAGGTTGAGGGGCCACCCCCACCACCCCACCCCATCGCGAAGGGGATACCCCCGGGGGTCTAGATTCAGCCAGAAGGCCAATAGGCCATTAGGCCAAGAATTACCAGCCAATAGAATGGAAGGCGGATCAAGATTAGAGTAGGGCTAGCTAATGCGATAGGCGCTGACTGGTAATAGGAAGCCAATAACCAGCTAATGCATTAGGCGCACTAGACCAATTGAATAAACATTAGCCAGTCAAATATGAAATTGAAAAGGTAATGGGGAATGCCCTGTTAACATTTCCCACGGTACACCAGTCACGACAGTGACGGTATGGGACTGTTAAGTAATGGACAGGTAACACACAAGGTGGCTGGGGAGGACACAATCGGCCCCATTAATATACACTTGTGCATTAGACTTTGCTAATGTACCCATGCCTAAGATGTTATGTTATACTGTAACAGTAAGGGCCTGAGGGTAGAGCTATACACGCGCGTGAGCGCGCATCCCTATCCCGCACGCTGTGCGGTGGCCTCTCTCACTTGACACAATCGTTTACAAAATAGTCCTTGCCAACCGGATCAGCCCGTGTCAATCTAGCCTCACACCGCAGCACACACACGGGAACCAACACAAATGAACACCTACTCCGTCGAGTACACAGACAACCTTACCGATGCTGAAATCGAGCATCTGATGATTGAACTAGCGCGTATCGAATCCGAATCGAGCGCGGACTTAGACTGTTTGACCTACTGGAGCTAATGCTATGAACTCTAAAGAAGTCCAAGCCCACGTTTTCTTGGTGACTCTTGACGAGCACGGAGTTCCCGACACAATCAAAAAGAATGGGAAAATCATCAGCGCTGCGACAAAAGACGCGCAGAGGATTTTACGATCACTGGACAAAGGTGTTATCCCTCAGGGTGTTAGCATTGTAGAGTGTAAAAGGGGCTCACAGTCATGAACCGCAAAGAATACTCCGCTTACAACGTCCTGCTTCGTCAAGTGTCATCCGAACGAGCCGAGCGCGACTGTTCTGCCCTTGCTCGCTCCAGCCTATACCAGTACGAAAAGAGGGAGCGCGAGCGTATCGAGCGGCGCAACAATCGTTTACTAGTGTTGTCGGTTTGGGTGTTGACAACGCTAGTTTGTTGTGTCACTATCCTTACCACAACGTTCACCAATTGACCCAAGGCCGCAAGGCCGACCACAGCGGCGCAAGCCGCCCACGAGCCCGGAACGGGCGAGAAGGAACCGCACACATGCGCAAGATCGAAAAGAACATCTATACGTTTCCCGAGCTAGGGCCCCGCGCCCAAGAGCATGCGCTCGGCAAGTATCGTGAAAACTTCGACTTCTCTTTTCACTCGGAGTGTGTTATCGAAGACGCGAAGAAATGCGCCGCGCTTTTGGGGATCGACATCGACAAGGTGTATTACTCCGGCTTCTGGAGTCAAGGCGATGGCGCATCTTTTACCGGCTGGTATCACTACAAGAAAGGGGCTGCCCAAGCTATCCGTGAGCATGCCGGGCAGGATAAAGAGCTGCACAAGATTGCAAGCGCACTCCAACGGATTCAGCGTAGGCACTTCTATTCAATCGGCGCCAAGATCACACAGTCTGGCCGCTACGTCCACGAGGACACCATGAGTGCAGCCGTGTTTGATACCCGCACAGACTGGGACGTATCCAACGATACAGCGGAGGAAGTTCTAGATATTCTCCGAGACTTCGCCCGCTGGATTTATCGCAGCTTGGAAAGCGAATACGAATTCTGGACCAAAGACGAAACAATCATCGAACAGTTTTGCGAGCTAACCTACGAGTTTGACGAAGAGGGCGCTTGGGTTTGACACAATAGTTAACCCTCGCCCCCTTGTGCTAGAGTCTTCCCATGTGCGAGGATTCTAGCCCGAGCCGAGCGATAATCGCGCAGCCGACACCACCAACTAACACGGGGAAGCAAAATGCCCCCCACCAAAGTTTACACGGACAAGCTTGGAACTGAAACCGTCAAAGTACGACAAGGAACCGCACACATGGCAAAGAATCACGGCGACACATATCAACTCATTGCAGCGCTACGCCAAGCTACTGCACTAGACCTCAACAAGTTAGCTGCCAGCGGGATCAATGTGACAATCAGCAGCTACACCGACAACAAGCCGAACCACGTCGATACAGTGACCCTTAATGCAGACGTTTGTGAGGGCTTGAAAATTGCACTTATTCAAGCTATAACAAGCACAATCGCAAGCCGTAAGCAGTCACTTTCAATGCAATTGCGAGATATCGAAAAGGCCCAAGAGGAGCACAAACCATGAGCGCACGTATCACAATCAAACACCTTCGCCCTCTCGTTGACCGCCTGAACCGTACAGCCGGCACTTCCCTTGAGCCTTGGTCGCGTGGGGAAGACGGCAAGCTCCGATCCAACATCGGTAACTTTCACATCGACAGCGCTTACGGTGGCTACAGCCTGCACCAGATGGCAAACGAGTGCGGCGGAGTCCGCGACGTGTTCCGCGTCGGACACATCTCCGCTCGCGCCTTATACGACCAAATCCACGCATTCTTGAGTGGGATTGAGTACGCGCGGGGCGAGTAACACCCGAGCCGCTTAGATACACCCACCACACACACACAAGGGAAGTACCCTCACATGAAACTCACAGACTGTGACCTTACCCGTCCTTTCACTCACCCGGGCTTCTTCGGCGCGTTCTGCATCATCGACGGCAGTTTCTGGATTCACCGGGATAACCCGGAAGACTTCAAGGACGAGGCTTTCATCCGAGAGCATTGCTTCCCGGTGAAGCGGCACATTGATGACCTCACGGCCTTCGACCTGCTGCGCACGGACTGGTATAACGTGGATTAAGCCGCTTAGATACGCCACCCTAGAGACAATCGTTTACACTTCTAGGGTTGCGTTTCTAGTCCGCTTTGCTTCAAGATGTACCCACACACACAACAAAGGACACCCGATCATGTTCACCAAACCCTTTTCCCGCTTCGACGTTGTTCCCGGTGACTCAATCACTTGCACCGTGGATGGCACGGACTACACAGCCGCCATTCGCCATGATGGGGACACGACACCCGACGATTACGAGTGTTATACCCCCGAACAAATCCGATCATGGAAGGATGACGATTGGTGTTTTGTGGGCGTCGTCATCACTGCGGAGCGTAACGGAGTTGATCTTGGTTCCTTCGACTCTCTTTGGGGTATCGAGTCCGATAGCGCTCCCGATTACTTGCTTGAAATCGCAAACGACTTGCTGAACGAGTCCATCCCACAAGCCAACGAAGCCCGTAAGCGTGTCGCGCTTGCAATGGCTTAAGCGATAATCTACGCTCACCGAACACAACCCCAGAGTATCTACTCCGCTCACCGGCCCCGGCCGGCTCACCCCGCAAGCGTCGCTAGACGCGACTATCGGAGATTGCTATGCCCATCGTCCAGACAGTAGACTACGCAGACTTTTCCGCTGCCTTTCGTCGTTACGAGCGCCGTGACCAGTTTGAAAACCTGCGCTGGCTTTATGACTACCTCGAAGAACTCTCCGATGATCTCGGCCAGCCTATCGAACTCGACGTTATCGCCTTGTGCTGCGAGTATTCCGAGGAATCGTGGGACGATGTAGCCAGCAACTGCTTTATACACAGCATCGACCTACCCGACCCCGCCGACTACTCCGATCTTGACGAGGGTGGCGAAGTCATCCCGGGTACGCTCGATGAAGAAGCCTTCGCCGAAGCCCGACGCGAGGCGATCCTTGAGTATCTTCGGGATAACACGTCCGTATGTGGGTACGATGACGAAACGGTGTTGTATGCCCAGTTCTAACCGAAAGGAGATAACCAAAATGACCACCACTAAGAACCCGAAGTACGTTTACGTACTCCGCGTCAACGACCCGGAGAACAAGTCCCGCAACAAAACCTTTCAGTACCCGAAGAAGGGCACCGTGACCGCTCCCGATTGGATTCCCGACCCCGTGTGTGGTCGTGGTCTGCACGGGTGGGAGAATGGTGAAGGTGATTACTTGGCGGCAGATTGGCACGAAGACGGGGTTTGGCTTGTTCTCAGAGTGCTTGAATCTGACCTTGTGCGGCTTAACGGTAAAGTGAAGTTCAAGACCGGCACTGTCGCCCACGCTGGCACCAAAGAAAGCGCAACGCGCTACATTTGGGAGAAGACAAAGGCTCCCCGTATTATTGGGTTGGTTCTCACGGGTGGGCATCGCTCCACCCTCACGGGTGGGGATAAATCCACCCTCACGGGTGGGGATAAATCCACCCTCACGGGTGGGCATCGCTCCACCCTCACGGGTGGGGATTACTCCACCCTCACGGGTGGGTATGGTTCCACCCTCACGGGTGGGGATAAATCCACCCTCACGGGTGGGGATAAATCCACCCTCACGGGTGGGCATCGCTCCACCCTCACGGGTGGGCATCACTCCACCCTCACGGGTGGGTATGGTTCCACCCTCACGGGTGGGGATTACTCCACCCTCACGGGTGGGCATCGCTCCACCCTCACGGGTGGGTATGAATCCGTACTCTGTTGGCGCGTATGGGATGGTCAACGCCACCGCCTGCACGTCCGCTATACCGGCGAAGGCGGTATCGAATCAAATAAGGCATATCGGTTTGTAAATGGTGAAGTGGTGGTTGTGTGAGAGAACACCAAGAACCGGCTACCGCATCCGCTCGCGATGGAGCGTGCGAGCTAGCTAAAGCTTCCGTCTGCGCAAATGACGCCTTGCGCGAACTCTTCGCCGTATTCATCCCCTCTCGGGGTGACATCCCCCCGGTATCCCTTACCACAGCACGAGGGGCTATTTCCCACTGCGAAGCACTTCGAGAGCTAGGCCACACTGACGCAGATTACTTTCGGTATACTTGCGAACACTCAGACGGTTTCGACCACTAGCAATAAAGGAGCGCACAACATGACTACCGAAAGCCGCACGTGGAAGAAGTATGTGACGAACTGCATCGCCACTGTAAACAGGAGCATCTGATATGCCCCACATGCTAGTAAGCCTAGGCAAAGACGTGTTCTCCCTCGTCTACGCCATCCACCCCAAACCATCCGTTATCCGAAAGGCGATTGAACTAGCCTTTCCCATTGCCCCCGGCTTGGCTGTATCGTACCGGGACAGCGCTTCCGGGGCTTGGTATCGGGTTTGTAAACTGACTGAACACGAGGAGAAGAAGTAATGTACCGAGACAGCCAAATATTCAAGGTCACACAGCAACGAGATAGATTCCTCGATCTTGTGGAATGGGTCGAACGTAACCCCGGCCTCCACCCCAACAATTTGAAAATGGTCCTGTTGCAGGCTGCTGAAAGCGTACGATCGGAAATGAAGGATGAGGAGACGAGCACTAAGATTTCACCGGGTCCGTGGGTGTGGGTGTCTGACGGTTACTGTACTCAGCTTCTAGATGCGAACGGGGAAGTCGTCATGGATGATGGGTCAGCCGGGGGTGAGTATGCTCCGGTTATTGAACCTGACTCAGCCAACGCTCACCTAATCGCGGCTGCGCCGGAGCTGCTAGAGGCGTTGCGCGAATTGCTCGCAATGTCGCCAGCCAAGGCGCCGGCCGCAGGATTGATTGTAGGGATCGAAGACAGGCACAGCAAAGCGATTAAATCGGCCCGCGCAGCCATCGCCAAGGCACGAGGAACGAGTACCGACAAGCCCACCGGAGAGACGCCTTGATGATTTCCGTTCCCTATCTGTGGTTTCTCGGAGGGTGTGCTCTCACTCTAGGCTACCTCATCCTCCGATCCTACGCCCACGAGTGCGAGAGCCTAGCCGATTTGTTCGACGAACCAAGCCACCGGCTTGCTAGTTTCTGGTACACTGTGCTAAGCATCCTCCCCGTTGGGGTGGTTGTGTGTTTCGCGGTAAGTGCGTTCCTTTACTTTCTCGGAGGTAAGTGATATGAGTGGAGTTGACGACGGCGGCCCGGCTTTTCCGCAGACGGAAGAAGTATACAACCGCAATGATGATCGCCGGACTACGCAAACAACTGGCGGCATGTCCCTCCGCGACTACGCGGCTATTAAGGCAATGGCCGCGGCGATGGTCAACGCACAGCTTCCGGGGATCACGAACCCAGACCCGCCTAAGGAGACAATGGACGCTTTGGACGAAGCGTGCGTTGGCTTCTACCGGATTGCAGACAGCATGCTTAAAGCCCGAGAGGTGAAGTGATGAACGCAGAGACAGTCCGCCCGATGGTGATGAAGGCGGCGGACGTTATTTGTGAAATCGAGTCGTACTCCAGCATCCTGCCAAAAGAAAAACTGTGGGGTATGAACTCGCTAAAATACACACACGAGGCCAAGAAAATCCTCACTGAATGCGGGGCGCTGGAGTGTCTGGAGGCGTTGGAGAAACACCAGAAAGCATCAACCTACGCAGAGGAAAACGACGCCAATGCCGCAGGATACACGGCCATCGCCAATGTCTACGGGAGCGCGCCAGAATGACTAACACCACCAACGCGGGGCCGGTGTTGCCGGATACGGGCGCAGAACGTAAGGAAACGAAATGAAAAAGACAGGCTCAAAAGAAGTTGCGGAACTTTATTCATCTATGCGCGAGGAAATAGAACGCTTGGTAGTTGAGAATGAGGCGCTGCGGGCGGATGCGGAGCGGTATCGGTGGGTCAAAGAGAATGATGTGGAGGCGGCTAATTTATTCAACTCTACATCCGGTGATTTTTACGATCACTATATCGACGCCGCCCGCGCGGCGAGGGGAGAAGGGTGATGTGGGACGTAGCAAAGGGAGGCGAGCACATCGGCGTATATGCCGGTGATTCGTCGGACGAAGCAATCAGGGCGGCGAAGGATCACGCGGAGAATCTTTCCGTGGCGTTGCCGCGCGGTCCTTGGGAAGCCGCACGCGCGGCGAGGGAGTGACCACATGCCCACCTCCCTCCCCCTAAACTACTCCCGCTGTTCCAGCGATAGTTGTATCCTCCGAGCTAAGTGCCTACGATGGACAGACACAACGCATAAGGTCTTTCCTTGGGCTCTTAGTTGGACGGATTTCACGGAGGCTTGCGAAGCGAGCCCGGATAGTAACCACTTCATCCTAGACGAGAGGAAAGGAGTAAAGTAGCATGCCAATTAACATGGGCTACGTGATGTGTGAGAATACATACCGAGCACTACAAGAGACATGCGATGCTCTTGCACACAAGGAAATCTCCGAACTAAGCGAATCAGAACAGCGGTACGCGGAGAAGTTGTTCAGGCTGTGTCGTGAGGTTGCAGACAATTACCTTTGGGATGGGGAGTGATGGTGTCCAGCAATCAAATTATCTACGGCGAAACGTGGACAACCGAGGATCGACGGAACGTTCTCCGCCTAGCAGCCATGTGCGACGGACTCCCCTCCTACCGGGTAGACTACGACAAGCACGGGAACCCACTTATAAGCCACGGTAAGCCTCACGTAAGGGCTTCGGAGTACCTACCCACAGGGTGCCTAGCTCCGTCGCTCCTAGAGGCTGACGGATGGACTTCTAACGGTAGCCTGTACGGGGTACTGACGCGGGATGATGTGAACGGTGTGGCGTGGGATGCAGTCCAGAACGGTAGGCGTGAGCGGTTGAAGTTCGCCTTCCGTGATGTGAACAATCCGTACAAGCGTAGCCCCTTGATTTCGTTGGGTTCGATGGCGTACTACGCCCTGTTCCACGGGTACGGATCGGTCCCATCGTCCCTTCGGTGTCACCTCGTTAAGCTCGGGTACAGCGGCGATCTCCATACTACGCCTCAAGGCGGTCGATGTTCTAACAACAGTGCGAAGCACTAGATAGTATCTACTAACCAGTAGAGTAGAACTAACAAACCAAAGAAAGAAAGAGAGAGATATGTTCTACAAGAACTCTAATCTAGAAGTAACTAACAATCTTCTTCAGTTGCTTAGTGAAGCAGATTGGGAAAAGAACAAGTTAGATGGTTCTCTCCTTCAAGACTTGTTCCGTAGTTTGTTGTACAATCTCATCCTACCGGATGACAAGGACTTCCCCAAGCCTTCGCGGGAGCGTGTAGAGATTGCTCTTCGGATTATCTTCAACGAGGTTGAGGAAATCACCCACGATGGTTTGTGTGATGGTCTTCCCCAGTACGTCCACGACATCATTGATTCCTACAAGGCGGAGGGTTAAGCCATGTTGATTCGTCGTAGGCAGAGTTCTTTCTCGCAATTCAGCAAAGACCTCTGGTTGGTTGTGGAGGAGGGCAATACGCGCCTCGACGTAGAGATTGACCAGAAGAATCTCAGTCCCTTTGCACTGTCTCTGCTGGATACCGTTGACGATGTGCTTCGTAAGTTGCAGGACAACAACCGCAGCGATGATTACAGCAAGGCGTTTGGTTTGCTGAGTGACTTGTGCGAGGCCGTCACGAACCCACAGAAGGAAGCCGAGTAATGGACCGACCCATTAACCCCCCAACCCACTACCTTGATCCGTACATCGAAGAGGCAGAGCAGCGGTGGGATGGTGTGTTCACTACCTACGAGGCTCTCGGAGAAAGAGTCTTGCCTGATCTTGTGCGTTGGCTCCTAGCCGAGGACTTCTCTCGGCGCCTTCTTTACGACGCCATCACCGACCAGTGTGACAAGCTAATCCAAGACCTAGCAGAACGATTGTACGAGAAGGCTAAGGACAATTCCAAGGGGTACGATTGAGATGACCAACCTTCTTGACAACGCAGTCCTAGCCCGACGAGTCACCACGCTCTTGCGTGGGTTGGTGGAAACACTAGACGAGGTAGACAAACGAGGACTTTGCTTCGGTAACGAAGAGGTTGATTGGCAACTGTTCGTGATCCAGAGCGAAGCTCGGGATGTTCTCAACAAGATCAAAGAGGAGCTTCACCCGTGACGACTACCGAACGTAAACCCCACCCCCATGCGGAAGTGATTAAGAAGTGGGCTGAGGGGTATGAGATTGAACTCTCCACTGACGGCGGATGGATACCAGCTCCCAACCCGCTGTGGTATGAGCGAAATCAGTACCGAGTGAAGCCCGAACCCAAGAAGCCGACGACTTGGTATCAGGTGGTGTGCAAGGACCACTTTGGAATGTTCATCCCAGACGGGCTCTTTTCTTCTCGAACTGACGCAGAGTTTAGGGGATACACTGTAGTTGAGATTATCCCCACCTACACCGAGGAGAATGTGGAATGACCACGAGTGACCGAGAAGCACACCTCCTAGATCGTGTTCGGGAAACCGCGAAGCGGTGTATCGATCTAGGTGTGAGGGTGGATATGCCGGGGTGGGAGTCTCACTATAGCATCGAGTGTGATGCAGTCAACGATTATTTGACTACATGCAAGAATGCCCTGTTCCAGTTGGCTGAGGTAGCGGGTTGGGGGGAGATGTATACGAAGGAGGATGTGGAGGAGGCTGCTGAGACAGGTTATCGCCAAGGTCTTCAGGATGGCTACCACGGGTGTGTTCCTCTTTAGGATGATTGATGCCTCTATCAAATAAACGAATCCCTTGCCCTCTGTGCCGAGCCGAGGGAAAGGACAGCACAGGCAATCACCTTCGGTTGTTTGAGGATGGTACTGGGGGTTGGTGTTATCACGGGCATGGTAAGGTGATGTTGGATGGAGGTGACAGTGGTATGGAGTATAGCCGACCTAGTAACCGAGGACCGAATAGCGAAGCCCTTTCCCTGAGTGTGGTGAACACGTACCCCATCCGTCCGTACCCGGATCGGAAGATCAGTCAAGCGACGATGGATCGGTACGGAGTACGGTGTGAATCGGACACAAGCACGGGTGATCCTGCTGCCTTGTACTATCCGTACCACTCCGAGGATGGGAGCACCACCGGGTACAAGAAGCGACGGCTGGATGACAAGTCCTTCATGGTAGTGGGTAAGCCGAAGGGACTCTTCGGCCAGAAGGCTTGTAAACCCAACGCCAAGTTCGTCATCATCGTAGAAGGTGAGCAAGATGTCCTAGCAGCGTGGGAGCTTCTCCAGTCCCGAGGTAAGGACTGGAATGTGGTCAGCATCCCTAACGGAGCCAACGAGGAAGGTGTCCTCGATAAGCAGACTCTAAGCGCCTTGGAGTGGATTGCATCCCACCCCGGTGTGTGCCTAGCCCTTGATGCGGACAAGCCCGGCAAGGCCACGGCAAAGGCCCTAGCGGAGGCGCTAGTATCCCAGACGGAAGTTAAGATCGCGAACCTCTCGCCCCGTAAGGACACGGCCGACTATTGGGAAGCGGGTGATGTAACCGGGTGGTTTAAGTGTATCAATGGGGCAGTGACCTACCGGCCGGAGGCCGTGGTTGAAGGGTGTGACATTGATGTCGAAGTGTTGATGACTCCGAAGGAGCCGGGGATTGAACTCCCTTACCCGAAGCTCCAGCGTATGACGTGGGGGTTGAGGAAGGGAGAGATTACTCTGCTGACGGCTGGCTCCGGTATTGGTAAGAGTACGTTTGCGCGAGAGGTTGCGTTCCATCTTCTCAAGCAGAACTACACCATTGCCTTCATTGCGCTCGAAACCTCGATGGAGGATGTAGCTAGGTCCATCATCGCGATGGACAACGGCGTACCTCCAACCAAGTTGATGTTCAACCCGAAGTGTATCCCGAAGGAAGACTACGTCAGGTCGGTAGACAAGTGGTTCAAGTCGAACAAGGTTCACTTGTTCAAGTGGTGGGGGAGTATCGACGTAGACACCCTCCGTAAGAAGATGCTGTACTTCGCGAAGGCGTTGGGTGTAGATTTCATTGTTCTCGATCACTGCTCGATGACAGTGGCTGGCGCAGATACAGACGAACGCAAAGATCTTGATCGGCTGTTTGAGGCCATGACTCAAATCTGTGTGGAGACGGGAGTAGGAATCGTTCCTATTATTCATCTTCGCCGAGTACAAGGCAAGAAATTCAACAAAGGCGATGAGGTGGAGCTTACTGATCTACGAGGATCAGCCGGTGCCGAACAGATGTCTTGGAATGTGTGGGCACTGGAACGTAACCAGCAGACCGAAGATGGTGAGAAGGACTTGGTTAAGCTCCGTGTATTGAAGAATCGTACAATGGGATTCACAGGTATTGCAGATGTTCTCCGCTACGACCACGACACTGGTCGTTTGATGCTTCATACGATTCAGGAGTTCGACTAACATGAGCGAGTTTTCAGGCGGTTTCTTCCTCTTTTTCCTTGCTGCTGTATTAGTGGCCGGGGCTTTCTTTGTAGGTGCAGATGTTACCGAGAGTAGAATCTCCCGCAACTGTTCCCTCACCGGAACCTACGTCATCGACAACGACACGGTTTTGGCATGTCGTGTGATTAAGAGGAATACCGACGAGGCGAAGCCGAGTGAACCGAAGGAAGAGGAGCAGAGTCTGTGAGCGAGACTGACCGCGAACTGTTGGAGTACGCCGCGAAGGCGGCTGGTGTTGAATTGAAGTACGACACTTTTGGACAAGGGCCCAACGCGGCTCGTGAGTATTGTTACTGGAACCCCCTCACCGACGACGGCGATGCGTTTCGGTTGATGGTGAGGTTGCAGCTTTGTATCACAAACGTCTACTGCTACTACGATGAACACAGGCAGTCACCGACAACCGTAGTTAGCTCTGGCGGCGGGAAACTCGATGATATAACGGTGTCGTTTCCAACTTACAGAGCGTCGTTTCAGAAGCACGACCCTTGTACCGCCACCCGCCGCGCCATTACCCGCGCAGCCGCCGAGATTGGCCGGAGGATGGAGTCCTAATGAGCCGAATCAAAACCTACCGAACAAGTAACTACGATGCTGCGTGTATTGCTTGCCGAGAGAAGCTAAACCTCGGGGTTCAGTTCTCGGCTGAGTACGATTTCGTGGCTAAGGAGTGGTTGATTTCTTATCCGCTCGCGGAGCGAGATGATCTTCCTCCGACTAAACCAACTGAGGTGGTGTGACATGACGTACAACGAACAGATCGAAGACATCCTTGAGAACTTCGATTGGGAACGGTTCCTCAAGCTGTACCACTTCGACCAAGGTGACACCACGTTTAAACGTGTGTTTCCTGACCGGGTTGATAGTTGCCGACGGCTTGCCCGTGAGCTACTTGAGTCTGTTTCAAAGATGGTCCCTCTTGGTGACGAGGTTGCTTACACTGGTACAGCATGTCTCACTGCCTACAACTGGTACGGTCGTCTCCGGTTGTGTGGTGAGTTTTGTGATTGGGATACAACGGAGTAAGCTGATATGAAACCTGACTGGAAAGATGCCCCGGAGTGGGCGAACTACTTGGCGATGGATGGGGATGGTTTGTGGTGGTGGTATGAGAATGAACCTACTTTGGAGCGTTCTCAGCGGTGGAACGTGGATACCGGTATGGCACGCAGAGCAGAGGTCAAGCTCGTCGGCCACGAGGACTCCCTTGAACAACGCCCCACCAAAGAATGACCACCCTCATCCTTGACATCGAATCAGACGGACTAATCCCCCTCATCAAGAACATTTGGCTGGTCTGCACGAAAGTAGTTGAGACGGGAGATAAGCGATCGTTTAGATCGCGGGAGGATTTCCAGCAATACGTGTCCGATCTAAACCCAACCTTAGTTGTGGGTCACAACGTTACCTTCGATCTCGAAGCCCTCCGTCGTATATGGGGTATCGAGTACAAGTGGGACACGAAGGGGTGCTCGTTCAACGGCAAGCCGGCACGGTTTCTTGATACGCTTCAGTTGTCACAATTTATAAACGCAGACCGCCAACCCGGACATTCATTGGAAAGCTGGGGGGAGAAGCTAGGCTTGGAGAAGATTGACTTCAAGGATTGGTCGGGGTACTCGGAGGAGATGCGAGTTTACTGCGAACGGGACGTTGACCTGACTGAGTTGGTGTATAAGAGGTTGCTCAAAGAGCTAGAGGAGTACGAGTAATGTTTACGGTTTCGGTTAACGCACAAGTAGATGTTAGTTCAGATCAGTTGGCAGACGAAACCAACCGGGACGATTTGATCCAGTTCATCCGAGACATTTGCTTTGCAAAGTGCCGCGATGATTTCTACGAGGAGTTGATTCTCTTTTTGTGTGAAGATATGTCTGACCCAAACATCGTCCGTTCAGAGTTTATCGTAAAGGTTAAGCATGCACTGAAAGGGTACGAATAATGAAGTGGGGTGATGACTACAACACAGCCTTGGCTGAGGCAATGGAGCGACTTGCGGAGCAAGAGGAAGATGGGTGGAGTTCACCTTTGATCTCGAAGCTGAATAGTATCCGCATATTCCTTGCAAACATAGAGCAGTTTATGTACCAACAAGATATAATCTACCAAAAGAACGAGGAGTGACTTGAAGATAGACGAGCTTCTTGAGTGGAAGCCTTACATTTGCTTCTCGATGGATTCGTATCTCACCTCGGTTCGTGGGTTCACGGGTATCGGGTTCAACAAAGAACGCGCTGAAGGGTTGCTTGTCCAGATCGAAGGAGAGATGACGGAGATTGAGCAAACCATCGAGCCACAACTACCTCCCCGGCCTTTGAACAAAGGAGAGCTAGACAAGTATCGGTTCCCAGCCAAGCCGTTTAAGAAGGACGGGTCGCTGTCCAGTTCGATGGTGAACTGGATGGAACGTCTCGGAGCAAAGCTCCACACGGAGCGGGACATCTTGTTGGAAGGTAACGTGTACCCGATCAAAGGAGGCGAGCCAACCATCATCACTGGACCTATGCGCCTAGCTAATCAGGATGATCTCAAGAACTTCCTTATCGCCGAGGGGTGGGTGCCGACCCTTTTCAATTTCAAGCGGGACGAAAGAGGGAAGCCAGCTCGTGACGAGAAAGGAAACATCATCCTCACTACCCCTAAACTCCAAGAGAACGGTCGCCTATGTCCGAACCTTGAAGAGATGGCAGGTGATATGGTACGTCCTGTGGTTCGTTGGCTTAGCCTACGCAACCGCAAGTCTGTGATTGAAGGGTGGCTCGGGAACGAGCGGCTTGCGTACGACGGCCGGTTGAGTGCCGGTGCCAGTGGGTACACACCCACGTTTCGGAAGCGGCACTCTGTTGTCACGAATCTCCCCAAGGCGGACGGTAAGGTACTCTATGGCGTAGAGGTTCGCTCTCTCTTCTGCGCAAAGCGACCGGGCTACACGATGGTTGGGTTCGATGCGTCTGGACTTGAAGCCCGGGTGGAGGCGCACTTCACCAGCATCTACGAAGGCGGGCAGGAGTACGCTCGTGAGTTGATCGAGGGGGACATCCACCTTAAGACCGCAGAGAAGATGTTTGCCGATAAGATCGGCCACTTGTTCGGACACCCTGACTATAGTAAGGACCACCCCGAGGTAAAAACTTGGCGTAACAAGGCGAAGACTGTTCGCTACGCGAGCGCCTACGGAGCTTCAGCTAAGAAGCTGGCAGCTACTCTCGGGGAATCCCAGCAACGCGGTGAGCAAATCTTCAACGACTTCTGGGAAGCTGCTGCGCCGCTTGCAAAGTTCAAGGAGAGGTTGACCCAGCATTGGGAAACACAGGGTAAGGAGCGGATCAAGGGTCTTGATGGTAGGTGGGTACGTACCCGGAGCAAACATTCGTTGGTGAACACCGCCCAACAGTCGGCCGGCGCGATAATTTTTCAGGTGACAACCTTGTTCTTGCATAAATGGTTGGACGGCCTAGTGCTTGACAACGACAACAACCTTGCCTATACTTTCCAGTCCCGGTTCATCTATCCTCTTTCTGAGGTTCACGATGAACAATGCTGGGAGGTGCCGGAAGAAGTAGCCGAGGACTTTGGCAAGCTGGCAGAGAAGGCGCTCGAAGCAGCAGGTAAGTACCTGAAGGTTCGGGTTCCGATTGTTGGTGAGGCTAAGGCGGGGAGGTCGTGGGATTTGATCCACTAGTGGAGGTGGTGTCTGAAAACACAGTTGACACAGGAGAGGTTGAAAGAGCTGTTGCATTATGACCCTGAAACTGGGGTGTTTACTTGGAAGATAACGAGGCAACGTTCCCCAGAAGGAAAGAGGGCAGGTAACACGCATTACTCGGGTTACAGGACGATAGGCATAGACGGCAAGTACTATGCAGAGCACAGGTTAGTTTGGATGTGGTGGCACGGCGAGTTCCCGAAGCTGAGCATCGACCATATCAACGGAAATAAGAGCGACAACAGGGTCTCTAATCTGAGAGAAGCTAGTCGTTCTCAGAACCAACACAACCAGCCAATGTATAAGAACAACTCAACAGGCTACAAGGGAGTCTCTTTTTGCAAGACAACAGGTAAATGGAAGGCCACGATTGGCAAATCAACGAATCGGTTTTATTTGGGTGTGTTCAACTCACCACAAGAAGCAGCCCACGCTTACAACAAAGCAGCAATCGAACTCCACGGGGAGTTCGCTGTACTTAACCCAATCTAACAGGACGACACATGACTTTTGAATTCCGCCCGATCAAGACCGCCAACACCAACGCCTCCGGCGATACAAACACCGACCGACCGAAAATCGATTACAACGAAGTCAACGCCCACGTCATTGAACGTGCAGGCACAGCTAACAAGGCCCGCTCTATCCCCGGATACATCTCCTCCATCGTAGACCTTGGTGTTCAGCCTCGCACTCTGGAGACCGTTGTCAAGGATGGCGAAGAGTACCCCGAGGATGCCGAGTATTACACTGGCCAGTGGGGAGACCAAAAGGGCAAGCCCTGTGTTCGATTCACCGTCCCTGCGAAGCAGGCGATTGCCGTCACTGTGGACTTCCCGCAGATCATGGTTGACAAAGGGCAGTTCTACGGTGAAAGCCACGAGCTTCCTCTCCGTCTGATCCTCAACGGTGAGCGCCTTGTCCAGAACGATGAGGGTAAGTGGCAGCCTGTAGTTCAGAAGCTAATCTACCTCTCGGAGAAGAAGCACGAAGATGGTACGTGGGCTGTGGCTAAGAACGCCTTGCTCCACAACCTTGCCGCTGCCGCTGGTATCCTTGACAGTAAGGGTTACTTCAACGTCAACCGTATCGGTGAACTGCTCGGCCAGTGCCTCCAGTTCCAGTTCCGTGTGTACATGAAGCCGGGTAAGAACGGTAAGTCGTACTACACCGAAGAGATCAAGCTGGCAGGTATTGTGCCCGAGGGTGTTTCGGTTCCGGCTATGCCGGAGGGTGTGGTCAGCGGTATCGTGTGGTCGGATGGCACCAAGCCCGACGCTGATGCGGTGAGTAAGCTGCGCCTCTCGATTCGTAACACCATCAAAAACGCCACAAACTTTAACGGTTCCACCATCGCCCCATTGATCGAAGCCAAGGCTTCTCCTTCCGCTCAGCCTACGGCCTCGCTTGACAAGCCCCGCGAACAAAACGACAATACTCGTCCAGTTAAGGAGCCGGCGAAGCCGGCCCAGCCGAAGGCTGCGGTGACGAAGACAGCTCCCGCGAAAGCGGCGAGTTGGGAAGATGAGCCCGAAGATTCCGATAGCCCGTTCTAAGGAGAGCATCAAACATGTACACCATCCACCGAAACAACCGTCGTTTCAATTCCAAAAAGTTCTCCCGATATGAGGAGGCTCGGTCGTACATTCGCACTTGGCTTCGGCGGAACAAGGATAAGTTCTACAATCTTAAAGAGCCACATCCAGACTTCGACTACTCTTGGATCGAGTACCGTAACCCGGAAATTTCCCGCTATGGGTTCAGCATCAAGCGGGTAGAAGCCACTTAACAATTATGCAACTCCGCATAATTCATGATAATTTCACACAATAGGGCTGTCGTATAACGGCTAATACTCGGGACTTTGACTCCCGCAATCTCAGTTCGATTCTGAGCAGCCCGGCCACTTTTGAAGAGCAACACCTCTATCGGAAGATATAGCAGAGGACATCCCAGTGAAAGGAACCTGCCAACGAGACCTCCCGGTGAGGTCGGCTACTGCACAGCGGTAGATAGTTGACTGGAAGCAACCCCGGTATGTGTTGCTCTTCAATCCCAACACAAGGTGAAAGGCGCAGTGGCGATGCGCAAGTAGATAACCGACCCACCTGATTCCCCTCCGTAGCGGGGTAGGACAGGAATACCTTTGCCACAAGGTAGGGTGGCGAAAAGCCCGGTCGCCGTGTACCGGATCGCTCGGGGTGGCACCCAAGCCGGGATCGCTTCCGGCCACCTTGTTCTAGTTACACACAACGCCCGAAGAAGAATGCCCGTCACGATCTGGCTTGCGTGACAGGTAAAAGCGGGAGCTGAGCCAGACATTAGAAGGTAGTGGGAGGTCACGAAAGTGGACGGGGTTCATCCCGGCTTACGCCCCACCGTTGTGTTCTAGTTACACCAACCGCCCCGGTGCTTTCCTAGACCGGGGCTTTTTATTCCCCAGAGTAATCCACTTAACAACGAACACGGAGGTTCGAGAGAAGAGAATGACTATTAGCAACGTGACTGTCCCCGCCGACACCCCTTGGTCTTCGGTTGGTTATCTGACCTACAAGCGAACTTACTCCCGCCGGAAGGCGGACGGTAATCTCGAAGAGTTTTCCGACACCATCCAACGCATCCTAGACTCGTGCCGAGATCAGCTCAACGTAAGCTTCTCCGAAGCCGAGGAGCAGCGTCTAGCTAATTACCTCGCCAACCTCAAGGGCACGGTGGCTGGTCGCTTCCTGTGGCAGATGGGGACGGGTACGGTGGGTCGCCTTGGTCTGGCATCCCTCCAGAACTGTGCGTTTGTGACTGTTGACCAGCCTATCCGTCCGTTCACTTGGGCATTCGATATGCTCATGCTTGGGTCGGGTGTTGGGTACAACATCCAACGTGAGTTTGTGTACAAGCTTCCGCCTGTGCTCGATACCTTTGAGTCTCCGGTTCGTCTGGACAAGGACGACGCTGACTTCATCGTACCGGATACTCGCGAGGGGTGGGTCCAGCTACTGCACCACACGCTCTCTACGGCCTTCTACCAGCGTGACTCGTACAAACCGGGGTTCACCTACAGCACTCACTGTATCCGTGGCAAAGGGGCTGCTATCAAGGGCTTTGGTGGTGTGGCATCTGGCCCCGAGGATTTGGTCCGAGGTATTCAGCAGATCAGTACGGTGCTGGAGAAGCGCCGTGGTAATCAGCTTCGCCCGATTGATTGCCTTGACATCATGAACATCATCGGTAGTGTAGTGGTGGCGGGTAACGTCCGCCGCTCTGCTCAGATTGCAATCGGTGACTGTGATGACATCCAGTACCTGAAGGCTAAGAACTGGAGCGAGGGTAACATCCCCAACTGGCGAGCGATGTCCAACAACTCCGTTGTGTGTAACGACATCAAGCTCCTGCCCGATGAGTTCTGGCGTACGTACGATGGCAAATCTGAACCGTACGGTCTTATCAACCTCAAGCTGGCTCAGTCGTGCGGTCGTCTCGGAGAGACGCAGTACAAGGACAAGGATGTACGGGGGTTCAATCCCTGTGCAGAACAATCCCTTGCAAACTTTGAAACGTGTTGCCTTGCTGAAGTGTACCTGAGTAACATCGAATCTTACGATGAGCTGATTGATGTCCTTCGTCTGTTGTACCGAGTGAACAAACACTCTCTTCGCTTGCCTTGTCACCACAAGGAAACTGAGGAGATTGTCCACAAGAACATGCGCATGGGCATCGGTGTTACGGGATACCTTCAGGCAACAGAGGAACAGCGTGGTTGGTTGAGCAAGGCTTACGAAGAGCTTCGCGATTACGACAAGGAGTACAGCGCACAGCACGGGTGGCCGATCTCGATCAAGTTGAGCACATGCAAGCCGAGTGGGACTCTGAGTTTGCTTCCGGGTGTTACTCCGGGTGTTCACCCCGGCTACGCCCAGTACATGATTCGTCGTATTCGTATTGCAGCGGACAACCCGCTTGTGCAGCAGTGCCGTGACCACGGTTATCCGGTGGAGTATGTGCGTGGGTTCGACGGTAAGGATGATTACTCCACGGTAGTGGTTGAGTTCCCGTTCTCGTATCCCGAGGGCACGGTGCTTGCCAAGGAGGTTACGGCTATCGAGCAACTCAAGTGGGTTGAGCGTATGCAACGTGAGTGGTCCGACAACAGCGTTAGCTGTACGGTGTACTACCGATCTGAGGAACTCCCCGAGATCAAGAAGTATCTTGGTGAGAAGTACAACAAGACGTTCAAGACGGTATCGTTCTTGCTTCACTCGGACCACGGCTTCGACCAAGCCCCGTTCGAGGAGATCACCAAGGAAGAGTACGACCGCCGCGTAGCGGCTTCTCGTCTCATCACCGGAGGTGAGGTGGATTTGGAGATAGACTTGAGTGAGTGTGCTGGCGGGGCTTGTCCGATCCGCTAGTGCTTGACACACCCCTGTTAACTGAGTAAAGTGTGACCCGAAGCACCGAGGATCAACAGCCGTTTCCCCTGCGGACATATGTGTCGTGGGACCCGCTTCGGTTGCCTTGGTAAACGGGCGGGAACGTTAGGACCGCTGGGCGATCCCGGTGGATGCGCACCTAGCTAGTACCGCCCCGCTTCACCTATCGGGTCTGGGCTGGCATACCCCAAGGATTACCCGTCCGAGCAATCCCTCACCAAGAGCGAGGGTTGTGTCTAGGGGCCGAACGTATGCCACATCTGTTTTTATCCCCTACCGGGGATATTCTCAACATACACCCTGTAAGGGATGCGTGATATGGAGAAGCCCGAGCTACCTGTTGCAAGAGAGCTACACGGCACGATTGTAACTCCGCACCCCAGCCACCTTCGTATTTATGACGGTTTGGATAGGATGGCAGTTTGCAGTGTTGAAGAGGCCGAGATGCTTGTGTTTGCGCTCTCCGAATGGATCGAGTACAAGCGCCAGCTTGAGTTGTGGGAACGAGATCGGGAGAACAAGGAATGAAAAGCGCCGGCTATTACTGTGACAAGCGCGAGCAATGGGTCTATGATTACGACTCTTTTGAAGAGGAGTTTTGGGCGACTCAGGATAAGACGCCAGTAGCAATGCTGTCTGTGACAGCGGAAGAACTCTATGATCTCTTCAAGAAGCGTCTTAAAGAGGAACGGGAGCACACCCTATGAGTGCCTTGGCAATCAGCTACACCCTTGACCACGAACTAACGATGAGTTGGGAACAATACATGGAGTGGTATCTCCACTCCGGAGGAGATGTGTGGTATTATGAGTGCTAGCCTTCTACTTCTTTCGGTAGTGATGTCTTACATCGTCACCACCAAGGGTGACATCCGGGTTACTACCCCTAACGGAACAACTATCACCATCCCCGAGGGATCAACATTCCGAATCAACCGACACGAAACTCGGTTCGATTCTCGGACGGTGGTGTTGGACAACGCACGTATATTTGGAGATGGGTTTGAGTAGTCTTAAAGAGTTTTGTTTCTCGCTGTGGGATCAGCACAAACCGAAGACGTATCGGCAAGCTCGTAATCACATCGCATCCTCAATCGAGGAAGACCCGCTTACTGATCCAACTGTTGCTTCCCCCACCCTTATGGTTTACTTCACCCACTGGCGGAAGAAAGAGGGTCTGAGTAAGCCTCGTCCGCATCGTAGGAACAGGAAGCAACAAGATGAGTAGCATCGTCCCCGCTTATGTGGAGAGTAAGACGGCTCATCTCCTGCCTCTGATCGACGCTGACAGTCTTGTGTATCGTGCGGGTTTTTCCGGAGTAGAGCGAGACGAAGAAGGCAAGCCACAGCACACCCCGCTAGCGCACAGTCTCTCCAATTTGCGAACGATCATGGATAGTCTCCTTGACAAGTTCCCACGTAGAGAAGGCGAGCATGTCTTTCTTACCCCCAGCGGGGGGTTTCGTTACAAGGTAGCGAAAATCAGGCCGTATAAAGGTACACGCACATCACACAAACCCGAACATTTCACAGCTATGCGTGAGTACCTACAAAAGAAGTACGGTGCCATCGTTGTAGACGAAGACCTGCCTGAAGACCAGCGCCGGGAGGCGGATGACTTCTGCGGAATGTACCAGTGGGCGAAGCCCGATAAGTCTACATGTGTGGTCAGCGGTGACAAGGATTTGAAGCAAATCCCCGGTTGGTTATACAACCCGCAGAAGGATACGTTTGAGATGCGTACCCTTCGAGATGCTGACTTGTTCTTCTGGTATCAGATGTGTGTGGGCGATTCTGTTGACAATGTAGCGGGTCTGAAGGGCATGGGTCCGAAGAAGACCGAAGGGTTGCTTGAGTCATGTAGTCGTAAGCCAGTGCGTGTAATGAAGGCAGTGGCTGCGTTGTATAAGAAAGAGTTCTCCGGTCGATGGAAGGATGCGTTGGATGAGAATGCTCAGCTCCTCTTTATCCATCGACAGGAAGGCAAAGACTGGAAGGAATACTTTGGAGGAGTACACGACCTATGAGCGCATGTCGTGATCCGTTTGAAGATGCCGAAGAGAACATCCGGCAAGGAATGAGCTGGGGTGCAGCCTACACCGTTGTGCTTGAGAAGTGGATCGGAGAGGCTGCTATCAATCTCATCGAGAAACGGTTTGATGAAATCTGGAATGAAGTTAAAGGACACAGCACTAGTGACACTTAACCTAGAAATCAAAAAGCTACACCCCGAAGCAAACCTCCCCACCAAAGCTAACCCAGCGGATGCTGGGCTGGACTTGTACTGTTTCCCCAAGAACGGCTCTCCGTATGCGGAGATTGCTCCGGGTAAATCTGCTCTAGTTGGGACTGGTATCTCAGTCTCTATCCCAGAGGGGTACTTCGGATACATCCGTAGCCGCTCTGGGCTGGCATCTAAGAACCACCTGGAGGTGGGTGCTGGGGTGGTAGACGGCGGGTATACGGGTGAGGTCTGCGTGCTTCTCAGGAACCACGGTGATCGTATTCAGTACCTAGTGGCCGGTGATCGCATCGCCCAGCTACTCATCCTCCCGGTTCCAAAGGTTAATGTGGTGGAGGTTAAGGAGTTCACCACGGTAGTGGGTGAGCGGGGTGATGGTGGTTTCGGCTCATCGGGAGTTTGAATAGTGTCTTATTGCGAAGCAATGTGGATTGAGTTGTTTGTTGTAGTGTTCACTGTGCTTGCGTTGGGTGTCTCCTTTGCAGGCGGGTACTTCACTGGTCGCCGTAAGGAAGAGGAGGCAATTGCCGATAAGTTCACCTCTGCGATTTCTGATCTCCTTACAAGCGGTACTCTTCGCAACCCAGCGTACACCGTTTACACCTACAACATTTCGGACGGAACATTTGAGATTCCAGTCCAGCTAGGAGATAACAAAGATTGAACATTGATCCCCGATTTGAACAACAGTTCCGAGAGATGACCGACGCAGATCGCCAAGTCATCCTCCAGTGTGGTCGGTACTTCGCCTACAAGATTCTCACCCCTATCGGGATGGTAAAGCGAGACTACCTGAGCCCTGACGAGTACCTCAACCTAGCAGCTATCCACGACCAATGGGGTCTTAACATCCCGAACGTGGTTCTCCAAGCGGCTACGACCTATGCCCTTGCTGAGTTGATCTCGGTGGGGTTGGCTCAGCCGGAAGCTATTGTAAACGTGGAAAGATTCTTCCAAGATTTGATTAAAGCGGAAGGGGGTGGTTGATATGCCCATTGAGGTTCTCTGGTACTTGTTCTTGTTCTTTGTCCTGCTCAACCCGTTCGTTTGGTTGGTGGGTTTTCTTGTTGCTTGTATTGGTTGCAAGGGACTAAGCCGATGAGTGTTGTTGCTAAGGGCCCGCCGTATGTGAGCCAAAAGGACTGGAATGAGATGTCTAGCCAAGATATTCATGACTACTACAGAGGGTTTGGTGTCGAGCGCTGGCTCGCTAAGCCCATGGATGGCCCCTTTGTCTACAAGCCATCTATTCCCGAGGTGGAGGAGCGGAAGCAAGAGGTTGTGTGGAAGAAGCCCGACCCACAGGCGGATAGGGATTGGTGGCTGGATAGCGACTTTGCTGACGGAACATCCGTGCGAGAAGTGCTTGAGAAAATAGAAGAAGAAGGAAATGACATCTTTCCAGAGCTATACAAGAGTGTCAAAGAGATGACCGAGAGTGAACGCAAGCCGATCATCCCCCTCTGGGATGGGCGAAAGCCACCCTACGAACCCCACGATGCTGGCTTGAAGCGCACTCTCCGGGATATGCTTGGAGATGGGGACTGGGATCATCTGCGTGTGTATGTAGATGGCCGTAGTGAAGAAGGCGGGTCTAAGGTTGAATGGGCGACGGCTAATCAGCCGGTGTTCTACAGCCAAGCCGAGAAAGCGGAGAGCGAGACGCGAGCTGCACAAGTCGGAGGCACCCACTACTCCGATCTATCCATTCAACCTTGGGATGCTATGCGAGCGTGGTTTACTCCGGCTGAGTATGCGTCGTACCACATTGGTACGGTGATTGGGTATCTCTCCCGCCATCGGCGGAAGGGTGGGTTGAGTGATATCAAGAAAGCCCACCACCACTTGAGTGAGTTGATTCGGTACTTTGAAGAGGAAGAGGAATACGAATGAAGCGCAACAAGGACGTAACCGACGATGACAAGTTCTCGATTGCCGTAGAGAAGTTCAATCGAGCTAAGCGTCGTAGTATCCAAGACAAGACCAAGGGTAACAAGCGAGCCGAGGCTAAGATAACCGAGCTAACCGATGAGGTGGGTCGTCTTAGCCAACGGTTGAAGATGGCTACAACGCTATTGCGTTGGTTGGTGAAGCACATGCCGGAGAGTATTCGTACGGAGTACGAGGTGTATCGTATGGCTATCAATGCTGGGGAGATTGATGACATTCATCCTTAAGAAGAGGAAGCGCATCCAAGACCCCGAAGCCAAGCGACCCAAGAAGCTCCGCTCTGGGTTTGAAGCCAAGGTCAAGAAGTCCCTTGAAGCCCGTGGTGTGGAGTTTGAGTACGAGTCGGAACGACTACCGTACATCATCCCCGAGTCCAAGCACAACTACACACCGGACTTCATCCTCGTAACCGAGAAGGGAACCAAGGTGTATGTGGAAAGTAAGGGAAATTTCACCGCAGCGGATCGTAAAAAGATGAAGTTAGTTGTTGAGCAGAATCCGGGGTTGGATATACGCATGCTCTTCATGCGTCAAAACAAGATTCAACGTAACTCTAAAACTACGTACGGCTCTTGGTGTGATAAGCACGGTATCCCGTGGGCCGTATCCGCCACAGGCTTTGTACCCGATAGTTGGATTCGAGGGGATTGATGAAGTACGCAGATGAAGCAATCACTGTAATCCCTGTTGCCATGACCATGCCGATTGTTGATTTCATCCCGAACACGGATGACCTCACATCGTACATGGCTCGCGTCAGCAACCCGCCTAATCAGACCAACTTCAAGACGGCAGACAAGCTTCTTAAGCACTGTGCGGAGGAAGGTCACTGGTCTGTGTTCGATATGGTGGATGTGATTTTTGAGATCGAGGCTCCCCGAGATATCTCTCGTCAGGTACTTCGCCACTACAGTATGCGATTCCAAGAGTTCTCCCAGCGTTACGCGGATGTCACCGAGGACATGTTCGTGCTTCGCGAACTGCGAATGCAAGACACGAAGAACCGCCAGAACTCGACCCCTTGTAGGAGAGACGACTGGCAAGATGAGTGGGAGAGCGATCTCAACAAACTTCTCTACTTGGTGCAAGACTATCAAGAGAAGTGGCGATCTCGCGGGGCAGCCAAGGAGTGCGTTCGGGTGATGTTCCCAGAGGGGCTTACGATGTCACGGATGTACGCAAAGATTCCTCTCCGTACTCTGACCCACTATATCAAGACACGAGGACACGAGTCTACCCAGAAGGAGCACCGATTGATCGTAGAAAAGATGCTGCCTCACATCCCCAAGCTGTTCCCTCTTTCCTATAAGTTTCTACTTCCCGAGGAAACCCCCGCCGATGCTTCTTGATCTAGTTCAATTCGCCATTGCCTTCTGGCTGTGTGTAGCCACAGTACTTTACCTGACCAACCGGGAGGACTACTCCTTCGGTCATCTTCTGCTGTGTCTTGCTTGGCCGTACATCCTTGTCGTTGGTCTGTACCAACTCTCAAAGCACCAAGGGAAGTAAACCATATGACCGCTCTTTACCTGTACATTGTTGCTTGTGTGTATTTCTATTGGATTGAGTCGGATGAGGAGAATGCCAACGACCCGCTTCGGTTGGCTGAGATTGCTTTCTGGCCGGTGCTCTATCCGTTCTACATGTTCTATCTTTGGTACAAGAACCGGAATCAGGGGTAAGTCTCTTGACTGTACGCATGTTGTTCCTAGATATTGAGACACTCCCCCATCACGCTGCGGTGTGGGGTTTGTGGGGCCAGAACGTAGGTATCAAGCAGATTATCAAGCCCGGTCGTACTACGTGTGCTGCTTGGAAGTGGTTGGGGGCTAAGAAGATTGGGTTTGCTGCCGAGTGGCATCCGATCAAGGAGCAAGAGAGTTGGTTTTGCTACAAGGAGTTCCTTACTCGTCTTCACGAGGTTCTTGACGGAGCTGACGTAGTTGTCACCTACAACGGAAAGCGTTTCGACATCCCAACGCTGTACAAAGAGTTCGTCCTGTACGATCTCCCACCCCCGTCTCCGTTCCACCACATTGATTTGTACCAAACAGTGAAGCGCCAGTTCCGGTGGGCTAGCAACAAGCTCGACTTCGTTTGTCAACAGCTCGGCCTCGGTGCTAAGGTACATCACAAAGGTCAAGAACTATGGACGGATGTTGAGGCTGGTTGCCCCAAGGCACAGAAGGTCATGGAACGGTACAACCGTGGTGATGTCACCCTGCTTGAGAAGCTGTACAACCGTCTGAAGCCGTGGATTAAGGGTCTGCCCAATTTTGCACTTATGCAAGAGAAGACTGGGATTGTTTGTCCCTCTTGTGGTTCGGAAGATATTGAGTTTCGTGGGTGGCGTTACACCAAGACCCGCAGGTACCGGCGTTTTTGCTGCAACTCTTGCCATTCATGGGGGTCGCTACCGCAAGCAGATAAGGATTTCCATGCCGAAACGACAAGCACGTAGGCCATTAACTCAAGAGCGACTTAAAGAGTTGCTGGACTACAACCCCAGCACAGGTGACTTCCGTTGGCGGGTTGACAAAGCTAGAGCGGCCAAGAAAGGTCAAATTACAAACAGCCTTCATAAACACGGGTATCTTCGCATCAGTGTGGACTGCGTGAGATACCCTAGTCACCGGCTTGCTTTCCTCTACATGACAGGTGAGTGGCCGTCGAATACAGTGGACCACATCAACGGGATAAGGAACGATAATCGGTGGGAGAATCTTCGAGATGTGTCTCGTCAAGTGAACGCCACGAACAAAGCTAGTGTTGGAAAAACGTCGATCTTTCCGGGCGTCTGCTGGGATAAACGGGCCAGACGTTGGCGTGCGCAATGCCGCATAGATAGTGGTGTTGCAGTG